CTATGAACATCTTGGGAAAGATAATCAAATAATTCTTTAACTACATTTTCTGGTGTAGTCTTACCAATATATGTATCTTCTCTCTTAGCAGTATTGTATAGAGCAAACTCTGAGCCAATACCAGGAGAACCATTACACTCTAAAACATATAATTGTTTATTCACTATTGCATGGTCAACACCAACCATATAAGCACCAACAGAACGAGCAGCCTGTAAAACTACTGTACGTTCTTCATCTGATAACTTGTAAGGTTCAGTTGTTGCTTCTCTATGTCTATTAGAACGAAAATCTTTCTTAGCACTAATTCTTTTTGTTGATGCTAATATTCTACCATCAATGACTAGTGTACGAACATCAAAATCAAATTTTAAAAACTCTTGAAGTAATAAAGCAGCGCCAAACTTCCATAGTGATTGTGCCACAGAAATCATACTCTTTTCAGATTCAACTATTGATACACCAATACCTTGAGTACCTGTAAGTGTTTTCATAATGACAGGATAATTGCCACCTAATTTTTCGTGAGCATGAAGTAATCCTTTTTCATTTGAAATAAGAGCAGTTCTAGGTGTTGGTATGTTATCTCTTTCAAAAGAAATATATGCTGACATTTTATTATCGCAAGTCAACATACCATTTCTAGTGTTTATCATAAAGGCACCAGAATTTTCAAATGTTGATAGTAATGCTAATCCAGTTTCATCTTCAAGAACCCCAGCACGGACAAAACAAATTGTTTTTGAAAGTTCAAAATCTACTTCAGTATCTTCACCATCAATATTAGATACTAGTAAAGTACCTTTTTCTAAATCGTTTTTTGATACCCATGCTTCAGATGTATTAATAATATGACAAGGAATATTTCTCTTTTTACATTCCTTTAATATCTTATTACTAACAATAGATTTACTATCTGCATTAACTTTAGTTAAGACCGCAACTTGTATGTCGGTTCTTTGTACTTTTTCAGATATAAATTCTCTAAACTTCGGTGCTCTCATTTTCTACTTTTTTACCTATGTTATATTTTGCTTGTAAGTCCCATTCACCTTTTTCTTTAAATGATAAAACTTTAATCTGCGATAGAGGTGCTTTCTTTTCGGCAATCTCTTTATTTAATATAGCAATCAAACCCCAATCTGCTAATAATTGAGAGATAGTATTTCTTCGTTCAGTATCATTCTCAGAAAAGTTAGCTGTCTTACCATCTAATGCAAATAACTCTTTAAAATGTACTATGAAATATCTACCTTGTTTGTGTAGTATATGACAAGACTGGAATAATTTTTTATCTTTTCTTGAGGCAACTCCAATTCTTGTTAATGTTTCTCTAACTTTTAGAAAATCGTCTGGTTCTTTTAACTGTACTTCGAGCATCTTCTCTGGATGCCAACTATTATCTAATTCATTCATTTTGTCCCACCTTTAAATAATTTTTCTTTAATTAATTTCAATTGTTCTTTGGTGAGTATGTCCAGAGCAGACTTTGCCTTATCATTACTATATCCATAATACTCTTTTACACACTCAATATCTTTTAACTTATCAGCTCTTAAAAAAGGACTAAACCTTTTCTTGGATCTAATACTATTTAGTAGAAATGAGTATTGCATATCCTTATCAAGGAAGTGATTACGGTTTACTTCGTTAACAAGCATAATAGTATCTGAAAAACCAGATAATATCTTATTGATTATGAAGGCAGGATACTTTTTAATCCACTCTTTATCTTCAGACTTCATTAAGTCTTTTTTAGTAAAGTTTATGGAGTTTAAATATTCTTTTAATTCATAGCTCATTTAAATTTAACTTGGGACATAAGTTCAGTTAAACAAGCTACTAAATTAATTTCTTGGTCTGCAACAAAGGCAGACTTGTATTGATAATCAGCAATGATTAATACAGCATGAGGTATCGTTTCTGGTTGTAGATTATCATACATACTATCATAAATTTTACGAAAGATTTTAACTGGATCATTATCAAGATTATTGACAACCCATTTTCTCATATCACCAAACTCTTTACTTTTAAGGTGTGATACTAATGTCTTTAAGTTTTCATCAGATACATTAACAAGTATGCCAGCGTCAATAGAACCACTTACTGAATATCTTTGTAATTCATTAATGAGTTTTCTAAAGTCTGGGAAATGTTTTTTGATTAATTCTGCAAGGACCTTTTCTTCATAGTCAACATTTTGTTCTTTAAGAATAAATACTGCTCGTTCAAATAACTTACTCGCTAATCTAGGCTTATCTTTTGGATTAACTCTAAATTCTATATTTGAAAATCTACTATGTAAGGGGTCTATGATTCTATTCTTGAAATTACAAGTAAGAATAAATCTACAATTTGCATGAAACTCCTCAATGAAACCTCTTAATGCAGGTTGTGTAGATTGTGGATTTAGATAATCTGCCTCATCTATTATAACTACTTTTTTACCACCAGATAGTGATACAGTAGAAGCAAAGTTCTTAATCTTGTTTCTTAATACATCAATGCCACCTTCTTCGGAACCATTAATCATAATCCAATCACAATTCAATTGTTCGCAAATTGCTTTTGCAACTGTGGTCTTACCTATACCTGGTGTGCCTGATAGTAATAGATTTGTTAATTCACCTTTCTTAATAAAGGATGAAAATAATGTCTTTAATGATGTTGGTAATATACAATCATCTATAGTCTTTGGTCGATATTGTTCGACCCATAAAAAGTCTGTTCTCATAGTTCACTCCGTTCATATTATAAATTAAAATTACTTACTAATGTTACTGTCTGGCTCTAAAGCAATCCAGTATTGAATAGGTAATTTTGTGTTTTGGAAATGAGATATAGACTTTGATGATACTGAAACATCATAATTACCAGACATCATTTTTAGATTTTCTACTTTAAAATAAAAAGTATAATCTGCTGTTGCATTTTCTCCTACAACGATATCAAAATTATTTGATGTATCATTTTTCTTATCACATACTTTTAATACGACATCACCACCTTTTTCCCCTACTAATGCAAGGTCAGGTGTTTTAAGTATTGCAGCCATCTTTAATAGTTCTTTCAGATTTGATTCTGTTAAACTAAAAGTTACATCTGCCTCTGGCATATTAACTTCTTTAGTGGGTGATACAATTACTGATTTGTCAGAATAAAAGTATTTTGCTTTTGACTTACTGCCTTCTGAAGCAATCGTCATAAATTTATCTTGTAGTGTTAGTTCAGGTTTGTTTAGACTTGATACTACAGATAAAAATTCGTTAAGGTCGTAGATGCCAAATTCACTTTCAAATGATTCTGTGATTGTTGCTTTGGCAAATATGTTTCTCATAGTTGAGATTGTAGATAGTTCATTACCTTCTTTAATTAATATATTCGTATTAATTTCAGAAAAGTTTTTAAGTGTATCTACTGTGTTTTGGTTTAGTTTCATTATATAAATCCTTCAATGTTTATTGTTATGTTTATTATATCAAATTTAAAGGGCCTTGTCAAGCAAGGCCCCATTATTATTTTTTATATTAAGTTTGTATCTTTAGTTGACCGATTGTGAGATATCTTTTGTATTGCTAAATTTTCAATATTGTTTTTTCCACCATTGTTCGTAGCAATAATATGTCCTCTATCAAAAAATTCAGAAGAAACTTCACTTGGTCGCAACTTCTCACCAACAGAAACTTCTACTGGATTATTATGATAAACTTCTTCAATTGAAGGCATTGACATATTATCTTCCAAAGATTCTATTATTCCATATTGTTCAAGACTATTTTTACCTTTAATAAACTTTTGAGAAAGTAACTTTATTCTTTGGTCAAGAAATGGTTTGTCGTATTCTGAACACGCCCAAGGATAATAATATGGCACTTTCATAACAGATTTTTTACCATTAGGTAGTTTGTGTATCTGTTTACCATCTAAATCATTTTTCAACACTTCATTGTAAATAGTATATTGTTTTACAAAATCAACTATCATCTTAACCTTTATGCTTGGAATAGCAATATTTTTAAACTCATGTCTATTGTCTATAGCATAGCGCAACATAATATAGTTACGAAATTCTACATTTTGAACAGTTTTCGTTTTGCGATAACCTTTATTAAATTCAAGAATATACTTTTTCAACTTTTCAAAACAAGATGATTTAATTCTGTCAAGACCTTCAAAGTATGAAAGATGTTGAGAAGATTTATTT